CCTAATTTCGCCATTTGAAATTGGGCCAAAAACCTAATTAGTATCGGACCTTCCCTCATCGTGTTACACGCTGTTACGCGTCTCCGTTTGAATTATTCACGGCGGCGGGGTGGGTTCGGCGCACCCAAACCACGCCCTTGGTCGATCCCTGCTTCTCAATCAACCCGCTCCCCAGCGCCAGCGTTCGCAGGCTCTCGGCGCGGCCCTTGGTCAGCTTCATGGCCTCGGCGGTGGCCCGCAGTTCGGCACCGCTCATGGCCTCACGATCAAGCCACACCGTGGCACCGTTGGGTTGCTTTGTCTCAACCCTGAAACACTCCTCCACGAACCTTTGGGCGCTCCACCCGTCATCGTCTGCATCCTTCTTGCCTGGCTTCGCCAAGTCTTTGGGATCAAGGTGCGGGGCCATGTGGAACAGGGGATAGGCCCAGCGCAGCACGCGCGGTTCAATGGGGGCGAAGGAACGCACCGCCGCGTCTAGCACCACATGCCCTTCCTCGCGGTGGTGGCGAAGGATCAAATGGCTATCAGCGGCGCGGCTCATCGATCCAGCGCCCGCGCCCACATCGGTCACGCCCTTACCGGCTTGATCGCCCTTGCTGGTGTGGTGGATCATTACAAAAGCGCAATCCAGCGTGCGCGCCCACTTATCCACTTGGTTGTAGATGCGCGCCATGCTCCCGTTGTCGTTTTCATCCGTGCGCGCTGGCAGGAAGCGATAGAACGCGTCAAGGATCACCACGGTGTATTGCCCGGCCGCGCAATGGTCGAACAGGCGCGCGCCCAGCCCGTCAAAATCAACTAGGTCACCGCGCAGGTTGAGGATGTCCAAGCGATCCGCCAGCGACTCAAACGGGATGCCCTGCGCGGCGCACAGCTTCGGGATGCGGTCCGCGCTTGTCTCGGGGTGCAACTCGTTATCCACGATCAGCACGCGCCCCGCCTGCGGGATGCTGAACCCCATCCACGGTTCGCCCCTGGCAACGCACAGCGCCATTTGATTGACCATGAACGATTTGCCCATCTTGGGGCTACTGATCAGGTTCAGGGTTTCGCCCGTCCGTAGAAGCCCTTCGATGACCGGCCGCCGCAACTCCGGGCACCGCGCCACAAGGGCGCAGATAGGCACAGGCTGCAACCGCGCCGCCGGGGCTGCCGGAGGTGGCTCCACGGCCTGCACAGCCTCTGCGGGCCCGCTTACGGCCTTCCGCTCGGCTGCGAACGCGTTCGGTATCTGCCGCTGGTTCAGGTCGATCAGTTCATCGGCGGTGAGCCCAAGCGTGGCCGCCCGCGCCATGATCCTCGGCCCGGCCTCGGCAATCGACCACCCGCGCGCCTTCATGTCACAGGCAACCGTAAAGACGGTGGTGCGCCTGCCCTGGCGCATCACAAACCCTTCCTCAAGGAATCGCCTAGAAAGGTCTGAAAGCGATCCGGCCGCCGGTGTGGCCGCTGGTGGCATCAACACCGTCCCGCCCTCCTGCGGAGCGGGAAACTCGTCTAGCGTCCAAATGTGATCGGCTTCGCTCTCATGCACCACGCAAAGCGGTTGCTCGGGGTACTTCCAGTTGTGGAAGCCAGGCACGCGCATCACCCGCGGCGCATCAGTCACGCTGGAATCTGAACCCAGCCGGTGAGCCAATGCCTTTTGGTAGCGCGTCCACTCGGTTAGGTCGGTCATCGGCTCGGCCAACCGCCACCAAGCGTGGATGCCGCCGCCCGTCTTCACCACCACGGTGGGTTCGGGGATGTTCGCCTCACGCCACGCCATCCGGGCTTGCTCAACCGTGGTGCCGCCATCGAAATCGGCGAACAGGCAACGCGCGAGAGCCACATCGGTGGCCTTGCCGCCGCGCCCGCTCCTCGGGTTGGCCCCGAAATACACATGCTGGCCCTTCGCCACCGTCGCGGCAAGCTGCGCGATCACTCTCGACGCTTTCGCCTGCGGCACCCAATCGCGTAGCCCACCAGCGCCGCCGATGGTGCGGAATTCAATCAGGTCATTTGCTTCGAAGATCAGGCCCAGCAGTTGGTACGCGGACTCAATCGCCGCGGCTGCTGCATCGGTGGTGGTCACTTGGATTCCCCGTACCGTGGTTCACATTCCCAACCATCGGAACACGCTTGGTCATATTCCAAGTGAAAGATTCTCAAACGCTGATCTTCCGAGTGTTTTTGATTCAACCGCGTTTGACCGAGTTTCTTCAACGCCTCGACGCAATCAGCACCAAATCCCGCAAGCGCCACCGCGTAACCGATGAGTTTTTTTCGATTGTCCTTCAGGAAGTGGCACGGGTCTGCCGTGATGTTGAATGCGGACGGGACGCAAACTGCATCCGCAGAATCCCACAGCTCAACAAACGCCCGCGATCTGCACATAGGAATAAGAATGATTCCGTTACGGTGACCGATGAACTTTCTTATCCAAGGCGTTGCGTTTGAATACGGAGGATTGCACCACACACGCCCAGCCCACTTTTGTGAAAGCCCATCGTCTGAAATCGAGAAGTGTCGGTCCGCTGGTATCCACGGCAACCCCCCAATGGGCGCGCATACGTCGATTTCAAATCGCAAACCCATTCGATCGAAAAGGCACGGTGGCGTATAAACCTCGTCGCTCCCATTCATCGCCATTTCTTGCCAAGAAAATAGGTTCATCGCGTTTCCCCAAAACAATCCCAACCCTTCGAAGCTGCAAACGCGTTGGGGTCCATGTACATGCGCGAAAGCGTTCGTCGCAGGGCATCACGGTCTGCACGCAATTCCGCCATCTCTTGGCGAATGTGCGCGGCCTTCTGATCGTCGTTCCGATCCGTTTGCAGGCGCTCTAGGTAATCGTTCCGCTTCCTGAAATCCTCGCACCGCTCGCGCAGGTAATCGGCGCGCTCTTCCCATGTTTTCGCTTGCTCGCGCAGGGTCGCAATGGCCGCAATGGCGCGGGCAATCAGCCCGTGCGGCTTGGTGCATAGGCGCTGCAAATCGCGCAACAGCGCGTCATAAGGTTCCATTCAATTCCCTTTGCATGGTGTGCATCGGGTTCAACGCGTCACGCGGTACCCAATGCTCGGGCTGGTTGTAATAGGTTTGCAGGAACTCATCTCGCCGCGCCTCATGGCCCCACATCCACCCGGCAAGCCTCACTTGGCCGTAGCTCTTGGTGAGGCTCGTGATGGCGAGCACATATCGCCTATCTCCGTGATCGCGTGGACGCACCACCAGTTGCCCGTTCATCCAGCCGGTGGAACGCACCTCAATGTCGGGATCGACATCCGGCGCTCCCTTCACATACTGCACAGATGGTTGGTAGCCGCTCACGCCAAACCACTTGGCCACGGCTAGTTCACCAGCAGCGCCGCCAAACTCATGTTGCTCGCGCTCGGTGAAAATCCGATCCATGATGCACGCGTGGTTCAGCCCATTCGCTGCACCAAACGCCATGCGCGCCTCGGCCACGCGCTCGCATAGTTCGATTTCCGCGTCAGTAAGTTCCACCGTAACCATCGGCATCCTTGCCGCGGATCGAATCCGCTACAGGTGTTGAGAAGTAACCCCATAGCCGGGGCGGCGAGAACTCAACCGCCCCGGCCTTTCCGGGGGTTCGTTAGAAGGGAATCTCATCCGCACCGGGCCGCACCGCCTTGCGCCCAGGCTTCGCGGCCGTGGCCGTGGTGCGCTGCTGGGTGGGGCGGATGAAATCGCCCGCCTTGGCGCGCCCGTTCTGCGAGTGGTACACGCGCAGCAGGATTTCGCGCCCCTCAAGGTTCGATTCCTCAAACCTCTTGGTGGCCGTGTCGATGTGCGGAAGCGCGCACGCGTCCAGCAGTTCGTTTAGGCGCAGGATGCGCGTCACCGCGATGTCCTCAAACACCTTGTACCGCTGGCCGCCGGTTTCGATGTCGAACCACAGCGTGACCACCAACCCGCGTGGGTTGTCGGTGGTCTTCATGTTTTCAAAGGGGCTTTCTCGGCCTTCCGCCTTGCTGATCGTGGCGGTGTAGGTGCCCTCGGGGCAGGGGCCGCCTGCGCCGCTCGACTTGCGTGCCTTGTCCTCGCTGCTTCCGTGAATTAGATCGATCATTCCGAACCTTTCTCCAGGCGCTCGGCCTGAACTTGAAGTGCCTTCAAAATCAACCCATCCACCTCGGATGGGTCAGTTCCCGCGTCAACGGTCTTTCTTGCCGCGGTCACCGCCTGCTTTGCGCTCCATCGGATGCCAACCGATTTGGCTTTCTCGGCGATGGATTCGGCTAGCTGCTGGATGCGATCCGGCGCGCTCGGCGGCGGTGGCTGCTCCA